AACCGGACTATGGAAACTCCATTGGCTAATCAGGTCAATGGTAACCGGACTATGGAAACTCCATTGGCTAATCAGGTCAATGGTAACCGGACTATGGAAACTCCATTGGCTAATCAGGTTGACCGTGACCATAGCCGTAGAGAGATAGAACCGATGAATTTTTTCGGCAATGGCGTCAGGAATAATAGTCAAAATCCGCCAGGTAATATCATGGTCGGCAAATACTGCGCCGGGAATGGTCCATTTCGGCTCGGTAGCGGCTGATTTACCCGACAGGCCAATGCTGGTCGCAATAATGGAACCGGCACCTAAAACCGTCACTCCGATACCATAATCCGTATTTGCGCTCCACTCGCCTGCCCAACAGCCGCCATATTCGCCATCTGATTTGAGCGCGTTCGCCTGAACAGGGCCAATCGCAGACAAAATATGGTGAAACAACCAATCCCCGGCATGACTGGCGAAAAACTCCGCATTCCGCGATGGCGTCGGGCTGAGATTGACGGTAACGCTGGCCCACAAATGACTGCCTAACATCGTTTCTGAAAACCGGTAGGCTGCGCCAAAAATACTAGCATCCCGATGCATGATTTTCGGCCATGTATCTGGATCGAACCGCCATGCGTCTACCACATCATCGGCATTGTCCTGGCCGAGAGCTACCGCTTCTTCGACATAAACCACCGGCGCAGAGGGTTTTGCTTCTAGCCATCGATCTGCCGACCGCTGGCCTAAAGCCTGGTTATTTTTTAGGGCAATCCAGCGGTCAACTTCCGACCCACCTGATGCAGACAGAATTTTATCCAGCAAATTACCCGCTATCGTTGATGCGGTAGAGTTTAATTCTGAAAATGGATTAGCCATTATGCCACTTGCGCCCTGGCTTCATTGACCAACTCAAGCAATTCTTTTTTTAAGGCCTCTTCGCGTTCTGCGTCGGTATAAGGCTGTCCAGTTCGAGGGTTATTGCCGTGGTCTGCTTCTTTGGGTACGGCGGGACTGCTTTTGGTAAGCGATTCTTCTAGACGCTCAATGATTTCATTTAAGGCATTGCCGACGACCGCTTTGTCTTTCCGCAATAGCCGCAAGGTATTCAGCGCCGCATTCATCGTCGCCCAATAATTTTCATCCTGCGCCCGCAGGGCCAGCAGCTCCAAATCAATCCGGCCAAAATTCCACAGTGGCGTCGCCCGATATAAGCCCTCGCCAATCGCCTCGACAATCGTGGCCTTGCCCATTACAGCGCCTCGGTCAGTTCCATGATGGAACCGTGCGGGCTGACCGCATAGCGGATTGTTCCGACGACGAACGATACGCCTCTGGCGGCCAGTGCCGTATCGCCGGGCCGCAGGAGCGGATCGGTTTCACAGATGACGGTTATCCGCCCGTTATCGCTGTTCTGGTTCTGGATGCCGTACAGCGCCCTGGTGGTGGTCACATAGGCCGGATTGATGACCCGTGCGGTCACCCGGATACTGGCCTGCCCGCGCTCCCGTTCATGCTCGACAGCGGTCACGGTAGCCCGCAGGAACCGCCCTAATACCTCATTGCCGCCCGCCAGCCGGTGACCCGCATCAATCACCAGATCACCGCCAATGCGGGCCGCCAGTTGCGCCGCCAGTGCAGGTGTGTAGGTCGATAGGGTCACGGTCAACCAGGTGGATTCATTGGCGCGGCGGACACACTGGAACGAAGCGAGCGGCAGTTCCAGCAGCGTAGAACCGCCCAGTGCGGATACCCATGCGCGGTAGATTTTGGCGACCGGCAGGCCGGCCATCTCGGGCGGCAGGGGCGGGGTGGTTGCGGAGGGGAGCGCAATACTGATCGCGACCGGCAACTGCGGAATCTGATAAGTCGGCGGGGGAATACCGCCAGACGGCGCCGCTAATAAAACACTGATAATCAGCGCCGGAATTTGTGACTGAATCGGCTCGACTACATTTTTCCAAAAGATGCCGTAAGAGTTAATTGCGGTGTTGATGTTTCCGGTCTTTCTCCAGACTAACGTAGCTGAGGAATTGTATTTGTAGATTGAATAATAATTAGCCAACTCTGTTGTAAAATAAAAATTTCCGTCAGAGTCTACCGATGCGCCGTATCCAATCATTTCTGATAAATAAGAACTAAGCAGGGTGCCACTGCTATTGTATTTGAACCCTACTGAATAATCGCCATAATTCCCGTCGCCAACGCCATACACATTCCCGTCATCATCTATCGCAACGCCATACACCGGACTATAGGCGCGGGCCGTCCATCCCGCAGTACCGTCCAGCGCATAGGTTCTAAGGCTTGACGAGGAAGACCCGCCACCGGTCACCACCACATCCCCGCTGACCGCAATAGCTCTTACCCCGCCGCTCCCGGCATTCGCAGTCCATTGCTCATCGCCAGAGCTGTTATAACAGCGCGTGGTAACGCTACTGCTGGATGCGCCGCCAGTATAGACGTTTCCATCACCATCTACCGCAATTCCGTAGACCGTTGCGCCGTGATTTTTAGACCAGACCAAATCACCGCCAGAATCATATTTTCGCGTGGTAACGCTACTGATGGATGCGCCGCCGGTATAGACGTTTCCATCACCATCTACCGCAATTCCGTAGACCGTTGCGCCGTGATTTTTAGACCAGATTAAATTACCGCCAGAATCATATTTTCGCGTGGTAACGCTACTGATGGATGCGCCGCCAGTATAAACATTGCCATCGGTATCAATAGCCGCGCAATACACATAACCGCCATGCGAAGCCGTCCATTGCTCATTACCGTCATCGTCATAAACGAATACATTGTCGTTGTTATAACTGGTATCGCCAACCACAACAATCATGGCCGCGCCTCGGCGACATCCATCATCGCGGATTGCGGAGTGATATTGTAGGTCAGTTCGCCGACGGTCATGGTTTCCCCGCCACCCAAATCAGCGGTATCTCCGGGAGACAGATAAGTATCCACCGCGCAGCGCACCCGCCGCCGGCCATCATCCAGTCCCCGATAAAAGATGCCCTGCAAGGTTCTGGTTTTGATTAACACGGATTCGGTAGCGGTTCCCTCCAGAGTGACGCTGCCGTTTTTGGCTCCTTCGTCGAACCGAACCCCGCTTAAATTCACTCTCATCAATTCGTCAAGCTGTTCATTGGTTGTGCTAAAAGCCACACCGCGCTTAATAACCAACTCCCCACTGGCCCGCGCAACAATAGCGTCTACCGTACCCGGCGAATTTAAGGACGCCACCGCCGATAGCCATCGCTGTTTAGTGTTACGACGAATCTGGATTGACGCCAAATTCAATTCAATATCCGGGGTTCCGGTCAAATAGAGACGATAGACCGATTGGCGCAATTGCCCGACATAGTCCCGAAACCAGGCGGGGATTTTTATTCCAAATGACAGCGCCAGTCGTGGGAATAAACCATAGCGGTCGCCCTGCCATGATGGTTTTGACAGGAAGTTAAATATGGGTAGTGATGGCGTTTCGCAGTCATTTATCAAGCATATTGACCTGCCTCTGCTAATATAAGACTGGTAAGTTTCTAATGCCGTTGGGAGTGGTGTTGAGTAAGCATAACCAGTAAACATGCTGGCATCTACAGAAAAATAATTACCGACATATTGAAACAGTGGATTGGTTAAGGCGGCAGGCCCTGCTTGGTCTCCGAGTATATTTCGATCCTGCCATAAGCGATTGCCTTCTACGTCATACGCGACCAAATGCGGGTTAAGGTATCCGTAAGAAATACCATCAATAACTATCACGTTATTGTCGTTTATTATAGGAAGATAGATTCTTCCAGATTGATCGACCGCTATCGGTGAACCCCACTCATTGCTACGATCTACGTATAAAAATAATTTCTCGCCTTTATCCAAGTCTGCGCTTAATTTATAAACAATCATAACCAGGGCAGTATATCCAGTAACTCCGTGATGATACGACTGGCAATACAGAACATTGTTTGAAATTGTTATAGATTCTATAGTTAAATAGCGAATTTCTACCCATGTCTGCCAGATAATTTCTCCTCTCAATAATACACTTGAGACCAAATTTCCATCACTATCCCATTTCTGGACGCTGGTTGTTGTTTGATCTGAATTAAAATAAAGAATGGATGATTCATTGTTTTTTTTGTAGCTCGCTATTTCGCCGCCGCCGGTATAAATAAACCCATCATGTAGCGCAAGAGATCGCTTGTCTTGATAGGTGCTAAATGTATTTGTCCATTGAAGCGCACCAGAACTATTGTACTTTTTTAGAAAACACCCACCAGAATCTACACCGATACAATAAACATTACCATTGGTATCTAAATCAACTTTGCAAATACAGTTAAATCCATTCTGGCTAGTGGTGATTCCCGCCGACCATACTAATACCCCGTCAGATTGATACTTTCTGAGCGCATATTTTTCAGCGCCAACCGGAACACCACCGACAAAAATAGCCCCTAAATCATCCACCGCTATGGAAAGAATTAGTCCGCCATGCAATTCGGGAAACGGGATTCTATCCCCGTTCCTGCGGTATTTTCTGAAATATCCGTGAAAATATAAATCTACCCGCGTGGCTAATTCATTCCTTAAATCAGAGTACGGCTTGCCAAAAAGCGGCGGTTTTAGCTGGTCTAAAACGTAGCTTAACGAATATCCTTGTTTTGGTGTGTAAGCATAAACGCCTTGGCTAGATCGTCCGCCGGGCTGCATTGCGCAGTAAATAGTTCCGTCTTGCGTAATCACCATATCCCGGATTGGAATATCATTAACCCCTTCTCCGAAAATCTGGATTGGGTTTCCATTTGTATCGAACGCATCAATCACATAACCATGCGCTGGGTCATGTAAAAAAACAGCCTCGTCGCTCGACAAATAACTGTGGCTGATGGCGCTGTAATCATGGTCTACGATGTCATTCAGACGAATAGCGGCTAACAGGTTTCCAGCACGGTCATAGCCGCGAATCCGTACTGGATTCACGGTATATAACTGATCAAGGTATCCGCAAATCCACACCATATCTGCCGGCAGATGTCCGCCGAAAAATAACTGATGGGCGATAGTTGATCTGGTTACGTCTGCCCGCGTAAAACGGCCATGATTCGGAGATGAAAAAGCCTCCATAGTTTATACGTCGATGAGGGTTAGCTGCCCGGCAATCGCGCCGTGCGTGGTCGCTGTCGCCATAAACAGCCAGCACAGCGCCGCATTATTGGCAATAGTTGGAAGCCCCCCAGCAATGGCATCTTGAATCACTGCGCCGTTAGTCGCTGAGATAGCTATATCCAGCAGCGGATTAACAATCGTAATTCCCCAACTGCCCGCTGCGCTGGTAGCAGCGCTCAGTTGCGCGGATTGGATTGATCGAACTCCTTTATCACCGGTAGCCAACGGAACTCTCAGCATTTGTCCGGCAACCGGACTAGCCGGCCAAACTGCGGTCGCGGTCTGGCCGGCTAGGCCATTCTCGTTCGTATAGGTTACGGTCACGGTCGGGGTTCCGGTTCCAGTTGTGGCGTACCATTCCACATAAATCCTGCATCCCGTACCCTGTGGTGAGTTGATATTTCCGGTTCGCTCTGGGGCGCCAGTGGGGGCGGCGCAGGATTGGCTGGCGGTACTATTGCCTACTAATCCGCCGCTATGGCTGATCCGGTCGTAAAGCACATAATAACCAGGCGTTGCGGCGGTAAAGCTGGCGCGAGCAATATAAAGTTTTCCTGCTACCGCATTGATGAGCGGCATAGCCCCGGTTACTGATGGGGTTGGAATTGATGCGGTTGGTGAAGGAGTAGCTCCAGCACTGGGTTCGCCGCTTGCCTGCCATAAACTATGCAACGAACCAGCCGCGTAAGTTGTCACCCCAGCTTTGTAGAACGGGATGATATTCTGACTTTGCGTCATAGCTTTAATTAAGGTGTTTATATCTGCCAAGGCCATTAGATTGTCTCCTATACCGGCCTATAAAACAATTTATCCGTCGCATTCCACTGAATCATATAATTACTGCCATTGCTGACAATATCTGCTGGCGTGGTATCCAGCAGCGCATACCAAATCAGCGGATTGGTCACCCCTCCGCCGCTACCGGATTTGTAACAGACCGCATAGCGAAAGGTTTTAGTCAGCGCCGTCCAGGTAATATCGTCATAGTCGATATTGGAATTGGTTGCGACCGGATTCGCCAGCGCAATGCCGCCGGTGGTATAGCCACTCCCGGTGGCGACTTCATTGGTTGACACATCGGCCCAGGCGGTATGCGCCGTCGAGGGCGTATAGCTGCTGGTCACCAGCGCCACCTTGAGGGTATCGGTATCCAGATCAATGCCGCCGGTCAGTAGTAATTTCCAGAGGTGGTCATAGGCAGTAATCGACACAGCCATGCTAGGTATCCAGGCGGGCAATCACCCGCAGTTGCAGATTCAGAGTATCACCGCTGGCGCTGAATGACGCGATGGCGGAATAACAGCCGGTTTCACAGCACAGAACCAGTTGCGAATAATAGGCGATGAGATAGCGCAGCGAGACCATGAGATCGCGGCTTGGGTTTCTGACCTCGGCCCGCAGGGTCTGGTCGGATTCGGAATAACCGGTATCATAGACACTCACCCCGCCGTCCAGAGTCGCGGTCACACTGCCCCGGCGCTGCGTATCGTAAGGATTCTTGACCCGCGTCCAAGGCAACAACACAGTACCGACCACATCGTAAGTCGGCGCGGATAGGCTAATCATGTTACCCCCAATCCTAACAGGTATTCGCTGAACTCAGCATTGGCGCGAACCCGAATCAGCGACAGGATTTTCCACATAAACGCCTCCAATTCCGGTTTTAGCCCAGAGCCTTCGATAGTAATTAGTGAATCGCCGCGATTCAATGAACGGATTTGCGCATCAATCCGCTCCATTTCTTTTTCAGCCATTTTCTTTTGTAGATCGAGTGCATCCTGACGGCGCTGGTTTTCCTTGTCAATCTGGTCAGTAATGGTGAGCTTGTCCCAGGAGCTTTTAGCGTCAATCAAATTACCAAACAATCCGCCTAACAAATCCCCGGTGCTGTTAATCGTAGTGTCGATACTCTCAAATACTGACCTGACCCGATCCGCGTCGGCTTCCAGTTGCGCGGTTTTAATAGAGACTGCGGCTTCGATGTTTTTAATCCGCTCATTGCTGGCGATTTGCTCCATTTTGACCTGAAAATCGTTAGCGACTTTCGTGGATTCCAGAATTTCCTTTTGGGTCTTTTTCTGGGCGTCAGTGATTTCGTCAGTGGCTTTTTTGGCTCCAGCCAGGGCTGTACCATATTGCCGGTAGGTGACCACTCCGTTTTCAACCGATCCCACATAACCGGTTTGCGCCCGTGACGCATCCAGAAATTTTTCGCGCATATCAGAAAGCTGCATATTGCGCTGAAATTCCTCGCTCGCCATCGCCTTGACGGTCCCGGTCGATGCGTCATATTGCAAATCCTGTTTGCGCATCGCTTCCGTGAGCCGTTCAATCTCCTTGGTTGTATCCGCCGGCGCTTCAGCGGCGGCTTTTTGCGCGGCAAACCAGACGTCTAATTCAGCGCGATACTCTTTTGATTTCTGGATTTGCTCTTCTTCGGCTTGCGCGAGTTTTGAGAGGGGAATAATGGGCTTATCCGCACCATCGCCAATCTTCGCTATCGCGGGCGGGAGCAGTCCTATATGCTCAAGAAATCTGAAAATGGTGTCGCTGGCATCAGGGTCAATCATATCCGCCAGGACGCGATCCAGTCCTGATAACCGCATCAACTCAAACACCAGCAGCCCGACCGCGCCCGCAATGCCCGCTGCGCCTAATCCGGCAGCGATATTGCCGCTGGCCGCAAGGGTTCCAATCAACCGCAATTCCGCACCAAAAGCGGTCAGCAATCCGGGGAGCGCCTTGAGCTTGTCACCAAAGGCCAGGAACACCAGTGCCGCATCGCCAATCATGCCGGACACGCCCTGAAACCCGACGCTCAGTCCCAACAGGTTGCCGACCAGCCCTTGCGCCTCCTGGCTGGCATCCTTAAAAGTCAGCGCCATTTCCCGAACGCCGGCCAGAAATGGCGTCAATCCACCTAATTCGCCGGTCGTGATTCGTATCAGCTCCGTCACCAGATCAACAACCCGCTGCAATGCCTCTTTTAATCCGTCTACCGATTTCAAATCAATCGGCCCTAACAACGCCTCCAGCGCGGTTTGCGCCTGCTCGCCCAGGGCTTTGAGCGCATTCACCAGTCCGTCGAATTTTAACCCTTCAAATGCCGCCGGTAGATTCTTGGCGACATCCTTGAACAGCGTTTCAATGGCGGCTAATTGCGGGCGCAACAGATTGAACAGCGGATCGAGTTTTCCGGCGTCAATCACGTCCCTGAACGAAATCGCCAGCTCGCCCAGACTGCGAATAACCCCGGTCGTATTGACCTGAATTTCATCGCCGAGCGCGACCAGTAATTGCCGGAACGCTTCATTCGTCGAATTGATGGCGGCATTGGCGGAACCCAGGCGAATCGTCACCTCTTTTTCAATGGTGCTGCCGGAATCCTTGAGGGCGATTTTGACCCGTTCCTGCGCAGTCTCCCAGTCGCCCAGGACCGCAACGAAGGCCCGCGCCTGCTCTTTGCCGGCAATTTGCGCTGCCGAAAAGAGCTTCTGTTCGTCGGTCATTTTGGCGAAAGCCGGGACCAGCGTTTCCAGAATCTGCTTGACACTGCCAATGGGCTTTCCTGCGACATCAAACTGAATGCCCATTTTCTCCATTTCGGTAGCGGCATTATTGGCCGGAGCCACCAAAGATAGAAACGCAGAGTTCAGCGACGTGGCTGCTTCCGATCCTGACCCGGTCCGGTCAATCACCACCGAAAGAATGGCGGCGACTTCCTCGAAGCTCAGTCCGGTCAGTTTGGCGGTAGGTGCTAAATCCGCAAATGCCGCAGCTAATTGATCAAAATCCGAGTTAGCAACGTCAGCAATCCGGTTGATGGCTTCCCCTAAGCGAGCGGCCTCTTTGGCTGCATCAGCATTAGCGACACCAAACCCCGCCAGACTCCGCTTCATAATATCCGTGGCGTCAGCGGCGGATATGTCGCCCGCAATCATCAAATCCAGCGATTGCTTGACTAAATCAATACTGGTTTTAACGTCATAGCCGCCCATTTTGAAATCAGCGGCGGATTGCACCAGCTCATTGGCATTGGTGCCGTAGCGAAGCGCCAGAGTTTCCAGTTCTTTCGCCAGATCCCTGGCGTCGCCTTCTCCATCATTCATCGCTTTTTGCAGGCCGAGCAATGACGTTTCAAACTCGATAGATTCCTTATACGCCAGAGTCCCGATGACCACGGCCAAGGCCACCAGCGCACCCTGCACGACCGCTATGTCTTTCGCAAAATCCGCCAGCGGTTCGGTAATACTGCTCACAGATTCATTGAGTCCCTTTAATGAATTGCCGACCGAATCAGAAACCTCCGAGGCGTTATCAACCCCCTGGAAAATCAGTTCAATCGTGGTTTGCAGGTCAGCCATTGTCGGGACTCATTTCGGGCGGGAGGCTTCGCGGTCTTCAAAGAAACGCCCCCACAGATTCAGTTCCAAATCGGACAGGAACCCGCAGGGGAACAAATCGGGACGGATTTCGTACAGAAACCGCCCGCGTAGATCAGCCATCGCTAGAGCGGCTCTGACTCCGGGATCGGCCCAGAGCCGGGCGCTTTTCCCGCGTCAGCCCCCAGCCCGGTCAATTCCAGAATCTTGTTGCTGAGCTGAAACGCGACCACCGGGAACGTGGCGAACAGCTTGATCGCCAGCTCCCGGTCACAGTGCGGATTCACCGATCCGGTGATCAGGTGTTCATAGCGTTTCACCAGGTCATCAGGCACATCGTCACCGGCTCCCAGAATCGCCGCGAAGGCCTCTTTACGGGCCGCGCCGGCCTGCATCATGGCTTCTATTGCCGCCCGGATTTTGGCCGTCCTGTCTGCCGCCTCGTTGGCTCTGGCGATGTCGTCACCAGTCAAGCCGCGCACGGTCCAGACCGGATTTTCATCCGGCCCGAACCAGGGGCGCAAATCCGGCACGGCGATTTCAGCCGTGCGCGGCGCGAGCGGAGCTGCTGAAAACCGCTGCGTATCAAAACCCATAATCAGGACGCCAGGTCAACCGAGGACTGTTGCGCAGTCACGGTCACTGTGGCGACCGGATTGGCCCCGACATTGAAGGTGCGACTGAGTCCCAGTACGCCTTGAGTGAGCTGATAGGGGGATTTGTTTTTGTCCGGTTTGAATTTGAAAATCAAGTTCTGCCCGACCTTCGACAGCATCCCGTCCGTTACGCCATCGCCCAGTGAACAGGTGAAACCGGCCTGGCCGAGCGAGCTGGTATAGCTCCCCACGGTGCCATCGTAGTACTGCTCCGAGGCTGCGCTGTTGGTGGACTCCGCCGGTTTCCAATCCTTGGCGCGAGCGATCTCCGCAAAGACCGGAGTGGCGACGCGGGCATAAACTTTTTTCGCCACGCCGCCGGTATGAATCAACGGGAGCGCACTGGCGAACGTAATCTGGCCGCGCAGGTAGTCGGTACTCCAGACCGGAAAATCGTAGCGTTCCTGACTAACCCCAACGACCTGATAAATCTCAGTCGCCAGAACGGCGGCGGCGGTGTGGCTGGTATAGCGCACCTGCCCGATTTCAATGCTCCCCACCGGGATCAGCGGCGGGCCGCCCGCAGCGTCACGAGTTTCGGAATGCGCGGTGCTGCCCGTACCGGATACCACCGCAATTGCCCCGGTTGCGTCTACGGTAATGCTGTGGATCAGGTAGGCATGACCCGCATCAGCCCCACGGGCGCAGGCTACGTCCGCATCCGCCGCTACACTCAGCAGCCCGGTCGTGGCACTAGCCCCGGTCGCCGCCGCCATGTACGCCGTCAAGGCCGCCACGTCGATGTTATTGTTGGCGACGACTGCCGAGGGCGTGATTGCCCCGCCGGTCGCCAGTCCGTAGGGAACAACCACCGCCTCATACCCCGCCGCCTGGCTCCAAGGTTTGCTGGCGGAGGTGAAAACCGTATGAGCGCCCGCATCGGTCATAGCGGCAAACGCCTGCTGAGACTGGGCTGATTCGTAATACACTGCGGCCGCACTTAAAATTGCCATAATTCATTGCTCCTGGTTAAGCTGCAAAACTGCCATTAAATCATTTTGCAAAATTGCATTCTTTCGGTTCTTTTTCCAACTTCTGAATCCGCTCACACAACGCCTGCCCATCATTGGCTGTGAAGCGCGGGCCTTTGGAAACAAACGACTGCATTCGATCCTGGAACTCCAGGTAATGAATCGCCTGAAGGGTAATCAGTACGGCAAATGCCGCAAACAACCAGAAATAGAATTTAGCGCCCATGCGTTTCAACCCACCGCTGAATAATCCACCAGAGAATAACTCCGCCGCAGGTGACCACGACCCAACCAGCTTTTTTCACACCTGCGGCAAATTCCAAGAGTTGCCGGTTCTGTGCCTTCAATTCAATTAAGTTTTTTTCCAATTCGTTGATGGTGTCTTCCAACTCATCCACACGATTCCAGACGCGCTTCGACTCTTCGAAATGCGCGGCAATCCGCGCATTTGCCTCGGCAGTGCGGAGCATCGACTGCTGAATACTTTCATTCATCGCAACGACCAACTCCTTTAAATCGCTCTGACAGATTTCTAGCCGGGAAATCCGCTCCGGCCAGTTGATGGTCGGGCGGCGGGTGTCAGTACACGACAAGTCAGGGCGATAAGTGGTCTCGGTCATGCCAGCACTCGATGAATGAGATAGCCAAGCAGAAGCGGTGTCCCAATCGTAACGGCGAACACCGTCAGAAAGATTGCGGTCAACTCCAGTAAATCAATGACCGTTCTCATCAGAATCACTCACTAACAAGAGGTGGAAACCCCGGCAACTCACACCAGTGAGTCACGTCGCCATAAATGTGTGGCTTGGTATCGCACCACTCTTCTCCATCCCACGGTCGCACCCACCGAAACTTGTCGTTGCCCGTGGCTTGCACGACCAGATAAAGCCCTTTGCTTGCAGGAGGATTTTTTACCGGATTCCAGTCGCTCATTTTTTCGCCTGACTGTAGGCCACTTCAATAGCAATATATAGCAACCAAGTCGCACAATTGATTCCGATTTTTCGCAACGACTCAAAAGCAATTTCCTTTTTCTCTTTGCCGGGAATATCCGCAGTCATCAGCGCCATGACTTCGTTAATCACAAAAACCCAATCACCGGACATCAGTTTTTTAACAGCGGTATTCAGCATCATTGTCCAAAACGTATTCATCAGCGTTTCTCCACTTCTTGATGCGGTAACATTTCAATAACTCCAGTTAGTGCAGAGTTTATTCGTCGGAGAACTCTATATCGACTTCTTCCTGAGTAGCGACAATCACCCAATCTTCCGCGAGCATATCCGTCTGAGAACAGAGCCAAGGAACAATCTGACCATTCGCAGTACGCATATCAATATGGGCGTGGTAGTCAATCTCAGTCCCTTCGGGATAAATCCCAAGTAAAGGCGGGCGATTGACCTTAAACACAGAACCGGGAACCAGAAAGATAAACATATTCTTTCCATTCCATCCTTCACGCGCAACTTTTAACCCTTCTTTAATAAGGGTTAGCGCCGTAGAGAAACTCATTAACTCATTCATCTCAATAACTCCAAGTACATTGCATTCCAGCCGATTCAACCATTCCAGCCATCTGCATAGTCTTTAGGCTGGTTGGGCTGTTTGGGACTATAGTCGGGCGACACGGGCCGCTGCAACTGTTCAGGATGAGAATGACGAGCAGCCACAGAATGAGTACCGTCAATAGTTCCACTCCGGATAGTCTCTGTCGCCGATAAGGCTTGTCCAACCAGTTCGATTGGCGGGAGCTTAATATCCACCGTTTTAGGTTCTTCACGGGTCAGCACTCCGATCAATCCGGCCACGGCCATACCAATTGCCGTAATCTGTTCCCAAATCTCAGGTTTGAGGGTGATACCGCAAGCCGTCGCCAGCCAGATAATCCCGCGCCATGAATTGCCCTCACGCAACCGCGCCACTATCCAGTTCATTTTGCAAACTCCGCTGAACTACCTAATCCGGCAATTTCGTAGTGAATATCAAATTGCAGGAAGGCGACATCTTGCGGATAAGTATCGACCGCATCGGCAGGGTCGCGGAATAACCGACAGACCAGCATGGACGAGAGGGTTTTGTCGGTTCCGGCAATCCCGGTCGCGTTTTTACACAGCAAATGCGCCCACTGACTGGTATTGGGAACGAACGGATCAGAATCCAGATTCAGGGTCGCCGTGGTTCCAAACGTGCCGCCGATATTGGCCCAGGTGTACTCAAACCCAAACCGAACCACACGGGTAGCGGTATCCGCGCTATTGGTGCTGACCGGGCTGAAATGAACGTGCGGATAAATCGTGCTGCCCTCTTTCCAGTCGTGCGGCAACTGAATGGTGAAAAACACCTGCTCCAGCGTGTTGTTGCCGTCAAAGACGTACAGGTCGAGCGTGTTGTCGCCGACGAAACTGCCAGCCAGATCGGGCGGACTGTTACCCGTCGCTTTGACCGAGGTGCCGGGAATCATGTAGTCGTTCCAGACGGTATTGTCACCGGTCAGAAAGTCGCCTTTGCCGACGATAGAATCAACAATCGCATTCAGCGTGGTTTTCTTACTGACGCCACCATCGTTGATATAGGTTTCTTCGGTACCGGCCAAGGCCGTTTTAGCGGTGAGTGCGGAGAGTTTGGAGTCAGCCATGATGATTATTCCAGAATGAGGTGATCGCCGGATTCAAGGAACAGATAGAATCCGTCTTCCATTAACAGTGACGGTTGTGCCGGGTCAGGAACAAAGACCGCACTCCACAGACTCATGCCAGAATCTCCGCAGCTCGGCCCGCTGCAAGCAGATTCAGACCTTCCAGGTAATTAACGCCCTGAATCGTGTCAGGATCATCCAGTCGCACGTCCTGCGCCAAATCCAGCAACTGCATGAAATCGACAATGACCGGATTGGTTGATGCGCGGATCGCAATGCGTTCGGCAGTCGTGAAGCGCCGCAGAAACTGGAGCTTGGTGAGTTGGATTTCACGGGGGATTTCAGGCTCTGGAAACTCAACCACTTCATTGTCGGCAAGTAGCCGGGCTGTGCCATTCACGATAGAAGCGCAGTGATCGGCGATCTCCTGGGAGTCAGCCAGAATGATGTTGTTGGGAATGGCGTCAATCGAAATCAGATAGCGCATGGGAGTCTCCTTAAATCGTGGTGGCTGAGAAACAGTAGATGCGAATCATGCCCGGAGAACCAGCACCCCCATTGGCATTGCCGCTTCCACCGCCGCCGCCCGCACCATAGCCGGTCGCGTCAGCGCCAACCGCACCATTCGATCCGCCCGCGCCGCCTTTCCCAAACTCATAACAACCGCCGCCTCCGCCGCCTCCGCCGCCTGCTGCGCCGCCTGTGCCGCCAGTGGCGTTTTTAGTGGAGTCAGTTCCGCCGGTAATAGCAGTACCCCCGTTATAGTTCAGTGACCCGCCACCACTGCCGAGGGTTGTTGTTACAAAACTTCCAGGATTTTGTATCGAGTAGTAAAAAGGACTGCGCTGAATGCTGCCACTTGTCCCTGCAGCTCCGGTGCCGCCAGCGCCGCCATTCACGGCAGTCACTCCGCCGCCCGCGCCGCCAGAGGTGCTGGTGCCTTTTGCTCCACCGATTGAATTTACGGGCTTTATTTCTCTTAGCGAGCCGGAAATTGATGAGGCAAATCCAGCACCACCTACGCCACTCCCTGCTACTAAACCGCCAGCACCGCCAGCGCCAATCGTGATTGTGAGGGTTTCGCCGGGCGTCACCGGCAGGATAACCGATACCCACCCAATCGCACCGCTGCCACCACCCCCGCCGCCGCCCGGAGTTGGATCGCCGCTGCCGCCGCCGCCGCCGCCAGCACAACCGTCAGTCCAGATACATCCCACATCCGCCGGGACGGTCCAGGTTCCACTCGTGGTAAACAGCCGGGACTGCCAGCGTTTCGCAGCGGCTATCGTCGCCTGTTCGCCAGCGACATCATTGGCGGGCATCCAGAGATTACTCATTTTCGACTCCTTATTGGGCGACTTCGACGACGCCATTCGCCACGGCGGCGGTAAACCGCAACGCCTCGACCGGGCCATTAAGCTGATAGACCGTCGCACTCGACACCGTCCCGGCAGGCCATGCCACCCAGTCCCCGGTCGGGCTGACCCGGTATTCAACCAGCAGCGTTCCGCCGGAACCGGGAACCGCGCGGAGGGTGAGGGGATAGGGGAGAGTTTCCTGCTCGGCGGTATAGGTGACAGCGGCGGCGGTCGTGACCGTGAATAGCCAGGTTCGAGGGCCATGCGCCGATGATCCGGGGAGTGCGTGTGCGGTCATGTTAATAACTCGTCAGGGTGTAGGGATTACCCGCGTCATAGCGATAGCGAATGGCAAAGCTCGCAGTCGCGCCGACATAAATGGTGGGGTCTTCCGTTAATAACGGGCCGCCGCCGGTATAAACAATATCGTCGCATTTACTGGATAACGTCCGGTCAGTCCCGATAGCGGTTGAAATCAGTGCGGCCAATAAGCGGTTTTCTGCGGTAGCGCGGGATTCGCCGGTCAATACGCTGGAGAGTGATTCAACCCGAATCGAGAGCGTGGCTTCGCAAACCGTGTAATCCAGTAATTGAGCTTCTTCGCCTTCGTCATTGATAACAATCCCGGTCGCCATATCGGCGCGATACGGTAAACGGGAGGCAGAAAGGCGCGTTGCCATTGCCGCTAAAATGGATTCTCTAATTGGCGTACTCATTCATCAGGCACCGGGCGGCGGCGGACAATGTCCGTCAGAAAATCATTGAATTTTTCCGCCAGTTGATCGGCGGTTTGCTGTTCCTGGCTGCCGCCGTATAACTCTTTGCGCAGCGTGGCGGCGCTGGGCGCGAGCGCAACCGCCAGTTTGTGGCCCTTGCGCCGGGTGGTCAGGGTGGCTTGATACTGGCCTTTGGGATTCACGAATCCGGCGGCGACTTTTTCCCCGCCGGGCCAGGCCACTTTAATCCGATGCCGAGTCGGGCCTTTGCCGGTCGGTTCATGGCGATACCGAAACGCCGGGACCGGTATCCCCGCGCCGCTGGCTTTGATTTCGGATTTCAGGCTATTGGAACCGGCCTTTTTCAGCGGCAGGCCGGCATTCAGCGCGGCGCGTTTCAAACCGGTGGCGGCCATACCGGGATTCACCAGGTCGTCTTTGCGGGTCTGGGTAATCTGGCGGTTCAGGCTGGTGCGAGCGGCTTTCTTTACCTCGCCCGGCAAGGCGCCGAGCATTTCAATCAACTCGGTGACGCCACGGACTTCCACGCTGCTGATCATGCGTGGCCCCAGTATTGCCGCACTACGCCATCATCGCCGTTGTCGGCCAGCCCTAGCAGGGTGTAATTGATTCCGCCCACGGTCACGATGCCGCCCGGTCCGGCCCGGCCCACTTCGTACAGCGGGAGTTCAATCCGGGTCCGGTAATCAATCCGCTGGGTCGCGGCGGTCAGATACGGGCTGTCATGGGTGATAAAGGCGCGGGTGGCGACAGCGGTTCCGCCCGCCGGGGTGTACGTTGCGGAACTGCCCACCAGCTCATAGGCGCTGACAATCCATTCCGTGCCACGCCCGTCCGGGTCGCGCAATCCGTAGCCGTGGAACAGCCGCCCGTCCCACAGCACATAGTCGCCGGGGACGATAGCCAGCGGCTGACGCAGCCGGATTTCGACCAGGTCGGGACTGCGTAAGCCGGTCTGTGCGGAGACTGCCCCGGCAGGCTTGACCCGCAGCGAACCCCAGACCGTGGCGACCAGCGCCGGGGTCAGGGTGTTCAGCGGCAACCGGTAGATTGCCAGCCGCAGGTTCAGCTTGCCGGAGCGCATCAGTCCAGCCCTAACAGGCGAATCCGGTACGGAGACAACAACGCATCAACAAAGGGGAGTCGTTGCGGAACCGAGGCTGCGCCCACGACAGCGACGCCTTCCCGGTTTTCGTACCACTGCCCGATTTGCAGCAGCATCCATTGCTTGAGCGCGGCAGGCACGGCGCTACCAGCGGCCCCGTAACCGGCGGTATAGGTGACGATGACCGTGCCGCCCCAGCCGCTGGTCGGGACCAGTTGCGCTTCGTCACCCAGATAACTGGTATAGGCGCTGGTGGCAACAGCATCATCGGTGACGCTGACGATGGACAGCGCCGGCCAGCGGGGGAGCAGCAGCGGATCGGTCGGGGCGTCGTCGGTCAGCGCCCAGGTCTGGGTGATCAGCGCCCGCCCGGTGTAATCCTCGGCCTGTTCCCGCGCCGCCTGAATCAGCGCGGTGATCAGCGCGTCATCGGCGTTATGCTCAACTCGCAGATGCAGTTTGACATCGGCCAGCAGCAACGGCTCAGCGGCGGGCGCTACGGTTCGGACGTGGCGGCGCATGAAGGGCTTTGTCCAGTGGAGGGCGTTCAATATCCGCCGTTGCGACGATTGGCGCGACCAGTTCCGCCGCGCCAAGGTCCATGAGGCGGCGGGCCTGGTCATCCGGGAATCCGGCCAGCTCGCCCGCGTTGTACGGGCTATGCGACCGGAGGAAACGCACCTGCACCATTACGCCGTCGCCAGACCGCCGAATACCACCACGCCGACAATGCTGGCGGTGTCGGTGCCGGATGCGGACAGATCAGGGGTGGCCTGAATCCGCACATAACGCCGGGCGCGGGACAGGTCAAAGCCGAGCGTCCCAACACCGGTCCCGGTCGCCGTCAGGGTCAGGATGACCGCCGGATCGGTAATGTCGGCCCAGGTGCTACCGTTCGCCGAATCTTGCAGATTGGCGGTGACGGTCAGGGTCTTGTCGGTGGTCAGCGTCGCCTTGGCGTCGATGATGAACAGCGCCGAGTTGGGGCGCTTGTAGGTCGAGCTGCTGAGATCGAACGTAACCCCGTCAACCTCGGTGGCATCGCCGGACCCGGCGGCAGTGGCGCTGGTCAGGGCCAGGGCATGGGCAACGACGGTTTCGGCCTTCAAATCTTTATTCATGCTGCTCATGGCTTAGGCTCCCCAGGTGACGCCAGTCAGGACACAGACCGCTGAATCGTTGCGCACGGCCAGGTCGTTAGCGAGAATGACGCGAATCACGGTCTGATCCAGCGAGAAGGAACTGACGACCGCGCTGCCGTTGTGGTAGGCGGCGGTGCTGGACACGTCCACCATAACCCGCATGGCGTCGCCGATGATGACCTCAGCAAAGTCGGCCAGGTAGACCTCGGATTGGTTGGTGCTGAGATTGACCGGAACCGCCGTAGTAATCTTGAACGGCTTGCCGCGCAATAGCCCGTTCACCATTTCCGGGAAGGCGTAGGCGCTGGTGGTGCTGTTCCGCAACGAGGCCAGGTAGTTCGCTACCCGCGGGGCCAGAATCCAGCCGGGCGTGGTCATGCGGACATTGGCCGACAGCAGGTAGGTCTCCATGATCGCCAGGTCAGTCGTGATCTTGGCGATGTCCGGGGTGGCGGTCATGGTCGGGGTATTGGCCGCCCAGTAGCGCAGCCCTTTAGGCGCGTTGCCGGTGCCAAGGTCGCGGATAAACGCGGCATCCTCAGCTTGAGCAATGCTGGCGATCAGGTCGTCGCGCACAACCATGTCGGCCTGCGGACTGGCGTAGCGAATCAGATCATTGCTAATCGGGCAAATGGCCGCCAACTTGCGGGCGGTCAACTGAATCTGCCCAAAGGTCGGCTGGGTCGTGCCGATGTTGGTGTTCTCGCCCACATAGGTGGCAGAGCTGCCGGTAGCGATTTTCGGAATCAGCAGGTTGCCATTAGGCATGGGCAGGACGCGGGCGCCCAGGGCGCGGACTACCGACGCGGGCCGCAGCAATTCAATCAGGTCATTGCTGTACTGATCGGGAACCAGGAACCCGCCATCGCCGGCGGTACCGGCAGCCAAGGCTTTCGCCATCGGTGCATCGTGGTACTGAGACTCGGCAATCTGAGCGGCGAACTGGCCGATCCCCTTGCCGGCAGCCAAGCATCTCACGAATCTGCCAAAGGCCGCGCCTTTCGGTTCGTCGGCCTTGAAGGTCGGGGCAAACGCCGGCGGCGCGTCGGGCGACGGGGCCAGCGGGACCGCGGCAGCGGCTTTCATGGCGGACACATCCTCGGCCCGCTGAATCTGGCGGTCGAGCTGCTCGACGGTTTTCTTGAGCATCTCAAAGTCAGCGTTTTCGGCTTCATTCAGATCGCGGGGATTGCTGGATTCGTCCACAGCGGAGGCCAGCAACACGTCCAGGGCGTCAGTCGCCTCGGCGCGTTTAGCGCGGAGGCCGGCGATAATGTTCATCGGGGATTCCTGATAGCAGAGACAGAACGGAACCGGTCAGCCTTCAACCGGGAATGCGGGATTAAAATCGGAGAATCGGGAGCGGCGGTTTTTTCAGCGGACTGAAAGTCGCGCCGATCAATCAAGGCGGAGGCATTGGCGGGAATCCCAACGACGGAGATTTCCAGTAATTCAGCCTGGGTAATATCCCAACCGTATTCACGGGCAGGGTCTTTGCTCCAGGCCCATTCGAGCGGGATAAACCCCACCGAGACGGCATTCAAAAACCCGGCCTGCACTTTCGCAAAAATCTTGCGGGCGAACGGATCTTCGGAATCGAATTGAACGCGGGCGCGAATCCGGTCGGTTTCCTGAGTCAGCGACAGCACCTTGCCAATCGGCGGGACGCTGTAATCGTGTTGCCAGGCCAGGATCGGATTCTGGAGGAACCGGGCAAATTGCCAGCCGGCCACGTCCACTTGATCGCCATGCCGGTCCACTTCGCCGGTGGTGGCGGTAAATTCAGCGGTATAGCGTTCCGCGTCCACAGCTTTATCGCAGACGGTGAAATCCTTGCGGATGGCGCTATCCGTAGGCAGCGCATCGCCGCGCTTGGCGAGGGCTTTGAAATCGGAGAGGGCGATGATGTTCATGCGCCCGGATATACCGCGCCCGCCGCGCAAAAAACCAGTCAGGAATTTTGCGCATTAAAAACCCGCCGCAGCGGGTCTTGGGAATCTTTGCCGGTTAGGCGGCCAGTGGAATCAGGCAATCATCAGGGTTGTCCGTCAACCATCCGGGCTTTTTGCCCCGCCCGGTCCAGGTCTGTTCAGGATTGGCCGGGTTCCGATACTTGGCAACACCAGCGGCGCGAGTGCGGCGGGCGGCCAGTTCGTCTTTGACGGGTTCAACCTGGATAAACATCTGCAACTGCTCCCGGCGCTTGTCCATTGCCGCCAATTCCGCAGCGGCGCGAGACGCCAGTTCGCTGTTAATTTCATCACGCATCACCAGCAAATCATCAATGCTGGTCATTTCCAGATCGGTCAATAACGGCATGGGTGTTTCCTTGAATTGAGAGACGCGGGATTGTAGTTGATTTGAATGGCGGGATTCAATAGCTGTCCGGGATTCCTTCGCCTGCATCCCACTTTCCACTCGGTAATTTCCGGCAATAAAATGGCCTTGAGCCGACATAGCCTCCAAACTTATTTTTTCCGTTCAACATGACCGAGATCGTAAATCCGCTGTCCGGCATTTGCAGGATTTGAAAGCTGTCCATTTTGGCGCTGTACGGGTCATAGAAACTTTTACGCAGGAATCCAAAACAAATCTCAGCCAGCTTATCACCGCCGGGCATGTCAATCGGCGTGGGCCGGGCGGGATAGGAGGGTTTATCTGTGCTATTGCGGTTTTCCGGGTCGGGCTTACTGGTAGACGGATGAGTTGACGGCGTGTTGTTGTCATTAAATTCTGGAACCTTCTCGGTAGTGTCTAGACGCTTAGGTATCTGCGTCAGGTCGCCTGGAATTTGCCATGCTTGCGCCATGCCCGGCGCGGATAGGGCGATACTCAGAATCAGAATCAGGCGGTTCATGGGGAAACTCCTTTGTGCTTGTGGTGGGGTTATACCGTCCTTGGCAAGTTGTCCTAGTGAATCCAGTTTCGGGTCACTGCGCCGATTTCAATCCGGGCCATTGCAAGGTGTTCCCAGGCACTGTCGGGAATCGGGTCAGTCGGTGAATCAATTACCCGGTGAATGAGCAGGGTAATCTGTTTTTGCAACCCTTCCAGGGAAGCGAACAGGGCGCGGCGGTCTTCGAGGTCGAGGGGGGCGGGAGAGGGAGTCATGGGCGATTCTCCATTAACCATCTTGTCGCCTCGGTACTGGCCTTGCTGCCATTGTGCTTGTCCGGGTGGCAAAGCTGCACCAACCGCCGCCAGATTTCGTGGCCGAAATGCGCCGCGCCGATACCTCTCCGATGATACCCTTCGCTGGTCGCAAGCCGCGCCTTCAACATCTGTACGTCACTCTTTAGCCGGTTGTTTTCAGCCTCAAGCCGCAACGTGTACTCCGATGTATTTTGTCGCCGCTGGTAAAAAGCGACTTCTTGATCCAGCTCGTCAATCCGGGCTTTCAATTCAGCAACGTGTCTTTTCTCTGCATCGCGATCCATTTCGGCAGACTTAACCCGCTGCATCCAGTATCCGTCTCCGCCAGCCGCTTTCAATCCTTCATTGGCCGCAAGGATCGCCTCATTAACCCGCTCAAGCTGGCGGATACGGGCCTGTAATTCGTCAATCTGTTTCCGGGACATTATGCGGCCTCCTGCTGGTCATTGAATGGCGATCCTTTCCGTTCCATTTCAATCAACCCAACAATTCCGGCTACCGCCATCGGGCGCACCATCCATTCAATAATTCCGTTGCGGTGCATCTCGGAAACGAACCACGTCCCGACATAATCCTTGCGCGGCACGAAACGGTTTTGAGAAATACCGGTGTGCCAGTTGGGTTGGCAAGCGAAGCCATGCCGCCGTCCGAAAGAGACAAAGGAATTGCGGGTAAAGGACTGCCCGGTTTTGCGCTGCAACAGGCTGAACATCTGCGCAAAGTCCATCAAGGTTTCAGCGGATACCACCTGATCGTGAAAGGCGACTTTAGGCCGACTGGCTTCCAGTTCGGTTCGCGCTTCTTCCCGCTCCCGTTCGGCAATGCGCCGGGCCTTGCGCTCGGCAATAAACGCCTCGGCAGCAGCAATGCCGTCATCAAAATCAATGGAAGCGGGCTGGCTTTGCGTCCAATGGTTCCACAGCACTTCATCGCACTCGTTCTGATAGGCGATGATGCTGTCACGGATCGCGGGCTTGACCTTGTTGGGATGTATGGTCATCAACCAGCCCATAAGCTTGCGGAGCGGAAGGCAAATGGCTGTCTGATTGCCACCAGACGAAGGTATAAGGATTTCCTTGATACCCCATCTGGCCTTGTTTTGATTGAATTTTTCATGCTGGCCTTGCCAAGACAGCCCCATACCTTCAACGATGGGCTTCATGTGCGTGTACGGCTGGCCTTCATGGGAAACGACAAAGAGGGTTGTTCCGCGAAAGGGAACGGGGATCATAACGGACATAATGCTGCTCCAAGTTGCTATCAGGTTTCCTCAAAACGGAAGAGGTGCCGGGAGGCTGATAACCGCACTTGGACGGCGCATGGTATTCAACATATTCCCATGCCCTCCCGGCATTAACCGGGGCACAAAAAAACCGCTGCTGTCGGGGCGGGTGTCCGCCAAGTGAGGGAGGTTATCAGGCTCCGTCAACAAGCATACCCCCGCCCTTCCCAACATTCAAGCCGTCAGCCACCACAGGATCAGTAGCGCGGCTTGCGCCATCAGACACAGGCCGACCCAAAACCCAACCGCCCACAGCAGCCGTTTCCAGACGGGCAGGCGACGTAGGCGGTTGGGGAGGGTGTTCACTGGTTATTCACAATCACCATGCGCGGTAACGTGACGCCGGGCGCTGGCGGGTAGGCAATGTTTGTTGCCGGATTGGCTCGAAATTCCTGAGTCCCGTCCGGGTTGATGGTGATGTAGCACCAACCTTTATTGCCGCACTCGTTGATAGTCGTTTTTAGCTGGACTGGCGGAATGGCTACCGGCTGGCTTGCCGATGCTGGCGCTGGCACTGAGATTGGCGGCGACGATCCGCCGCTTTCAACCGCCGATGAATCCGGCGCGGCGAATTGCAACGGCTGGATTGACGGCGACGACGGCGACGCTTGCGCTGGACGTGAAGCTATAACCGCAGCGGTAGCTGCCGCCGCAGGAACGACATAGGGTAGATAGCTGCGCCCTGGAGCGGATCGGGTATGTGGTCGCACATAGGTCCCGTCCCTGCGGGTATAGCCACGGACAGAGACGCTGCCGCCGCTGGAATATCCGCCCTTGCGCGGCCAGGCCAGCAAATCGGGTGAGAAACAGCCTATCCCGATGATGAGTAATCCCAACACCAGCAGCCGTTTCATGGCTTTTCCTCTTCCTTGTCCGGCCCATTGCAGGCGCAGGTTGGACTGGTCGTTCCATCGCAGCACTTCAATTTGCCATTGCTGGCGCAGCCGCAGACGCCATCATGTGAGGAACAGCAACCGGACCGGTCAAGCGCCTCTTTGTCGGCGGTTTGCAGAATGCGCTGGCATTCTTGCGGAGTGGGCGGCGGGTTAGGTGCGGCGGTTGCGGAAAGGCTGATGGTCAGCAACAAACTGGCGAACAGGCAACGGATCATGTGCTACTCCTTCGGTTAGTGGTTGGAGTCGCAACCCTACCACGGCCCGGGGGCGTGTCCGCAATACGCTACGGTTTAGCCCTGACCGGTTCCTTCTCTGCTTCAAACCCCAGCCCCGCCGACCTGACCGCCGCCTTGACCTTGCGATGCAGCAGCCCGGATTTGCTCCGGATCGGCGACGGCGGCGGGCGGCGAATGCGGGGCGTGGGCTTCATGCGCCCCACTTCGCCCGGTGATAGCGTATGGCCTGGGTGGTGACGCCATGCGCGGCGGCAATGGATTTGCAGGCAATCCCGGCGGACAGTGCGGTATGAATGGATTGAATCCGCTCGCGGATCGGGGAATGAACGTAGACCGCGCCGCCGCCCAGTTCCCGGCGGACGGCGGCAATGCAGTTCGCCAGAATATCTGCCGGGACAATCCCGGTCAGGTGGTCATGGATTCGATCCAGCGGGTCGCTCATCGGTTTCAATCCCCTCGGCTGCGTCGTCTTCAGATTCGCTATCGTCTTCGCTGTCGGGTTCGCTGTCGTTGCCGACCTTCATGTTCAGCCCGGCAGTGGCGGCAGTGGTGGGATGCGGAATGCCGTCGTCATCGAGCGGGGCCATGTTGACCGGGATGTAGCGCCGCTCCCCACCTTCTATCGGGTTACGACCTTCAATGTCCCGCACTTCGTTCACGGTCAGGCCACCGGTATAGAACAGGCTCTTGATGTAGTTGCTGCGGCTCACCGAGTCGCCACGCAACAGCCGGGAAATATCGTGTTCAATGAAGTAGGTATCGCGCTCGTTTTCCTGCAACAGCCCGTCCTCAAGCGCCGCTTCCCAGCGTTCCAGCCAGGGCATCAGGCTGTCGTTCACGTACTCCATGCTCATTTGTTCGATATTCGACCAAGTGGCCCGGCCCAAATCCATCAGCTTGTGCGGCGGCAAGCGGAAGATGCGGGCGATTTCCACGATGCTGAATTGCCGGGAGCCGAGGAATTGCGCGTCTTCATTGGACAGCGCCAGGGCTTCAAACTTCATGCCCTCCTCCAGCACCGCGACCTTGCCGGCATTGGCGACGCCGGAATAGGCGCTGCTCCAGGATTCCCGCAACCGGGCCGCGCCTTCCGGGGACAGCTTGCCGGGGTGGGTCAAGGTCCCGCTGGGGCGCGCCCCTTGCCCAAACAACTTAGCGCCGTATTGCTCCGTCGCCAGCGCCAGCCCGATGGTTTCCCGCGCATAGTGAATCGCGGATACGCCGGTCACGCCATCCAGCGACAGGCCGGGAACGTGCAGGACGTGTTCCTGATTCAGCCGCGCCGGAAGGCCTTGCAGGTAGTGGCTTTCAATGGCTCCAACCGTGCGGGCGACTTCGTAGAACGGTTCGCCCATCCCGACCCAGATCGCCACACGTTCCGGGTGCAGGGGAATCAGGGCGCTGATTTTGCCCCGTGCGTTCCAGACCTTGAGCAGGTAGGCATTGCCGCGCAGCAGCAGATGGGCCTGGCCCTGCTCACGAAAGGTAAACCGGGACTGCCAGGGGTTAGGCTTGCGGGCCAGCAGCGGATAGAGCGGATGATCGGTCGCCACTTCCCGACCGCCGCCGGGCAAGCGCCGGTAAATCAGCAAAGGCAGCTTGGCAATGTCCTGAGACAGGACGTTCACGGCAGCCAGGACGGCTGCGCAGTTCATGGCGGTCACCGGGTTGACGGTCACGCCGGACGAGGATTCGCCGCCCAGGGCGGATAGCAGCCAGTTGGCAGGGTGGTCAACCGGCGTGGTGGCTTTGGTTTTAAACCAGGAGAGGGGATTGAGGTTCATTAAAACACCAGGAGCGGGCGCTCGTTGTAAACGGATTCGGTAGAAACCGGCTCGCCCAGCATGGCGCGGGAGACGGCCAGAATCAGGGCCACTACGGAGTCGATTTTATTGTCCGGCACCTCCTTGCGCGGGTAGATATTTTCCTTGGCGTCCACATGGGCAACCACGTTGCTCATTTGCCAGGCCATGACCGGACAGCCGTCATGCGCGATTTTACGCCCTTTCACCCAGGCGTGGAGTTCTTTCATGGGTTGCGAGAGTCCCAACACGGTCATACGGGTTTCAATCATCGGGATATTCGCCGCCAGCAATTCACTACTGAGTTGCGCCCCTTGAAACGGGTCAAAGGCGACGGCTTGCACGTCGAGCAGGGCGCATAAATCGGCAATGTCGTTTTTGATAAAGGCATAGTCGGTGATATTGCCGGGGGTCAAGGTTAAGCGCCCGTCCAGGCTCCAGGCGTAGTAGTGGGCATGGGTATTGCCGGCCCCGGTCTGCACCGGCTCTTCGGGCAGGTAGTATTTGCCGAACCTGACCCAGCGCTCGCCGTCCTGAATCAGAATTTCCAGAGCGCAGAGGTCAATTTTGCTGGCTAAATCCAACCCCAGATAGGCGGGCCGCCCGGCAAAATCCTCCAGCCGCAGCGATTCGTCGGCGCAAGCGTTCCAGTCGCGGGCGTCCATCCACTGCGCCCCGGCAGACAGCCAGATATTCATCCGCTTAGTGAGGAAATTGACCTGCTTGACGCTGTTGTTTTGCGCCTCGAAACAGGCTTCTTCGAGGTTATCACGGGATACCGAGACGCCCAGATTCGGGTTGGCCTTGACCCAGACGCGGGGATCGGTCCACTGGTCGCCGTCATCGAGGGTATAGAGCGCGGCGAATAGCGATGGGTCATCAATATCGCCGTTCAGGACTTTCTTGCTGTACGCCTCCATCTGGTAGCACGGCCCGGCGCGGTTATAGCCGGCGGTGGTGGTGACCAGAATCAGCGGCTGGCGGCGGGCGCCCATGCCGGAGTACATGGCGTCATAGGCGCGGGGGGATTGATGCTCATGGTATTCGTCAATAATGGCGCAATGCGGATTGGTGCCATCGCCGGGGTCGCCGGGCAGCGGCTTGAAGGTGCCGTGAGCAGAGTTGCGGAAGATCGCCAGTGCCCCGGCTTCAACCCCGTAGTATTCGGCCAGTTGCGGGGACTTGCGCACCATCGCCCGCGCATCGCTGAACACAATCCCGGCCTGATCGCGGGTCGTCGCCAGGGCGTAAATCTCCGGCCCGGCCTCTTCGTCGGCGCAGAGCATATACAGACCTACCGCACTGGCATAGGACGAGTTATGGGTCGGAAGCATAGTTTTTCCAAACCGGAAAAGATGCGAAGGCGAATTTACGGAAATACACTTAACCGGAATGCTTTGTATAGGAACCACATTGGTAATCTGTACCGTCTTGCATCGCGCCGCCGTTTTTGTTTCGCTCCTTAATCTCATTCTGGCAAGTTTGCGCGGCATTCTGAAAACCGGCAATTCGTCTCTGAAGCAGTGGAATTGCAAGTTATATCCGGTTCCTTCAACAGGTTTTCCATTGCACTTTAACGGTTTTTTATGACAAGCAAACTTAACTCCTAAAGAAGCCAATAATTCAGCAACCCCATCAGCAAGTTGTTTACTAATCGTTGTATAAACCTGCCCACGACCAGCGCGATCTGCCGTTCCGTCAGTATCCATCAACCCCTGCAATAACGCCAGTCGCTGGCGATAAGACGCCCGTAAATAAATTGACGGGATATGCTTGTTGTCAAGGACGTTGATTTCTCGCAATCTCTTTCTGAGATTATTGGATGATTCCTTTCCAGCAGGGGTCATTTCGCCGAAAAGATCGGAATCCAAAAGCCGAACCTGCAACGTGACTGCTGTTCTGCTTCTTATATATCTATGTTCCTCTATATGTGCGCCCTCCCGCTCAAGCTCGCGGCGCATCGTTGCTGCATCGGCTTCTCCTGCGGTAATAGTTGTGCTGGTTGATGTTCCGTCGCCCAGCCAAGCGCCTAACACATACGGCGGAATCGGCAAATCAGCGTCTGGCAGGTCCAGCGGCCCAGGCATATCTATCGAATGATTAAGATCGCTTCTTCTTCCGTAGTGCAGTGTGTTGTAAATTTCTTGTGTAGTCCTAACACGGCAATGGCTATCCTGATTAACCGGATTATCCGCCAAATCCTGTTGTGCAATTCCATTAAAAATGATTTGCGCTTCCTGTTCACTAATGGCGTCAAGTCTGCCAATATGCTTTAACTTTCCTCTCCAAATTCGCGCATACCAGCCTCCCATATGCTTTATTAGTTTAGGATAATGCGTTCTCTTTATTTTTCTTCCAAACAACCCATTCCCTGGCATATTGATCCGCGCCGTTGTTTTCCATAAATGCCCCGCATCGGCGATCACTTTTTCGCCGTTACTAAAGGTCACTTCATAACAATCGTGATCAATGAAAACCGGGCTTTCATTGATGACCGTACAAACCTTTCCATCTTCGTCAAAAACACGATCTCCGGCATGGATGTTGGTCATAGACTTCCATCCGTCAGGGGTTGGTATTGGAGTATCTAAAGCCAGAGCTTTCCCGTTCTTGCGGCTGACGGTGATCAGCGCCCGCCGATAGCGCCGGGTCTGATCGGCGCGACGGATAAAGCCGAAGATGTTGCAGGTGAGGAAAATCTGCCAGGGTTCCAGGATCAGTAGTTCGTTGCGCCGGGCAAATTCGCCTTTGATGTGCGGGAGCAACTGAATGAAGTTAACCGCCGCATCGGCATGGTCGCGGGAGTAGACATAGACGCTGTTGCGCTCGCGGGCGGCTTTGAGATCGACCAGGAACCGCTCGGCGGCGGCTTTAATCCACCGGCCCGCCGTAACACCCCGACCACTCAGGGCGGATTTGGCGTAGCTGCGGGCGATGGCGAGGGGGTCAGTCATGGGGCGAGAGTGGGCATGATTCCGGTGTGTTGCTGGAATCTTTCAAGCGCCACGGCGACATAGGCGGGGCTGATCTCGATAGCCCGACATTTCCGCTTGAGGTTTTCGCAGGCGATGATCGTAGTGCCGGAACCGGAGAAGGGTTCGTAAAGAATGGCGCTGGATTGGCTGCTGTTTTCAATCAGCTTCATCACCAATTCAACCGGCTTCATCGTGGGATGCAAGTCGGCTTTTTGCGGGCGCGGATATTCGAAAATGCTGGTTTGAAAATCGCCATAGAATTTATGTCCGCCGTCTTTCCATGCGTATAGAATCGGCTCGTGTTTGTAAGCGTAATCCGTCCGGCCTAAAACGTGATTGTTCTTTAACCAAATCAATTCATGGCGCGGTTCAATCCCCGCCCCCATCATCATCATCATCATCATCATCATCTGATCGCCACCTTGCGGCATAAAACAATAGACGACCGCGCCTTTATCCATAGCTTTTGACATTTCACAAAATGCTGATTTCCAGAGTTGTTGGGTTTGTTCTTTGTCTAAATGATCGTTTTTGATTTCAGTTTGAATGCGGTTGCCTTTATCAATCGCATTCAGGAATGAATTTTTGTCAGCATAGGACACGCCATAGGGCGGATCGGTGACTACCAATGACGCCAATTCGCCATTCATCACCCGCGCAACATCCTCGGCCTTGGTGCTATCGCCGCACAATAAACGATGGTCGCCAAGAGCAAACATATCGCCATGATTTACATTCCACTTCTCGCGCAATTCATCGGCCCGGTCGATCTGCGGTTCGGTATCGCCGTCGGTGGCTGAATCGCCGTCCAATTCCGCCTTCATTCCGGCCAATTCCTCGGCATTAAACCCGGTCAAATCCAGATCGAAGTCCACCGCCTTGAGGTCATCAAACTCCAAAGCCAGCAGCTCCATATCCCACTGCGCCTCGCTGCCGGTACGATTATCGGCAATTCTGTAGGCTTTTATCTGCGTCGGCGTCAGGTTGGTTGCGATATGGACCGGGACTTCTTTCATACCAAGTTCCATTGCGGCGGCATAACGGGTATGGCCGACCACGATGGTCATGTCTTTATCAACCACAATCGGCTGTTGCCAACCGTACTCTTTCAGGCTGGCTTTGACCTTGCTGACCGGCAAGCCTTCATTCTTGCGCGGATTCCGCGCATACGGGGTAATACGGTCAATCGGGAGCAGGGTGACGTTCATTTATTTTTCCGCCGGATATTGGCAAAGGGGTTTTCGTCTTCCTGTTTGGGCGCGGCTTGAATCCGGGCGCGGCTGGCGGGGGACAGGCCAAATTCACGCGCCAGCGACAGCCATTGTTTGAAGGCTTTTTCGGCAATGAAAATCAGCGGCGATTGTTCCGGGAATCCGGTCTTGGGGTTCTTAATCAATGCGCCATTCTTGGCGATATGCGCTTGCGCCTCTTGCCATTGCGTATAGGACTCGCAATAGCCGCAGAGGGCATCGCGGTCAATCCGGGTGAGTACGCCCGCCTCTTTTAATTGCTCGGCAATGAGCGCCCAGTGCGCTTTTGCCTTCTCGGATAAACCGGCAGGCGGGGTTAAATCATCGGCAATGGGGTATTGCGGTTCATGGGTATTGAGTCGCCCTGGCCTTGCAGTGCCTTGTACAAGCTTGAGTGCGGTCGGTTTAATAGGGCGTCCGGGCATTGGATTTTCTCAATAACTGATTTTGGCTGTGAAAAATGATTGC